CACCGGCAACAGCACCGGCCCGCACCTCCACCTCGGCGTGCGCATCAACCCGTATGACCGCAACGACGGCTGGGGCGGCTTCAGCGATCCGGCACCCTACCTGGCGACAGCAGTGCCAGTGGTGGACGTGACGGACAGCATCCGTGACGCAGCGTGGAACGCGCTTGGCATTCCGCGCTACATCAAGGCCGCGCTCTACAAGGCAGCTCAGGCAGCCAAGCTCGGGCGGCCAGTGACTGCTGAGTTTGACTGGCAGGGCTACCGCGTCCAGGGCTACGACGGCGGCATCGTGTATTGCGTTATCGGCGACTGGGGCAACGTGCGGAAGGTCGACTGGTAGAGAGCTATCACTAGGGTGGGATCTGGCTGGAGGCTATCCAGGTTGGCGGGTAGACAAAAGCGCAGCAACTGGCGGGTCATGAAGCGGCGGAGTATCAGACACAAGCAATGGCGAGGGCGATAAATGGCAGCACGGGAAGTCAACGTCTACACAAGCGGGTGGAAGGCAACGGGCACGAACGTCTCAGTTGCGCAGTATGAGATGATTGTGCGCTTCCCGTGGGTGGATCGCGACGGTGTGTCGCATGAGGGCACGCGCACGGTGAAGTTCCCGAACGTGCTGGCGCAGATGCCGGCAGAATACGTGGCTGAGCGGATGAAGGACATGCTGCTTGACTACGGGCGAAGTGTGCTTGGGGTGGACGAATGACAGTCAGGTACTGCGATGGCACGGGCGCGGGCAACAACGCCTATGACGGGCTGGCTGCGGTGTGGGACGGTACGCACGGGCCTAAAGCCAGCTTAAATGGCGCGGAGGATAGTCCGGTTGCTGCTGGGGATCTCGTGCATGTGCGCAGCGGCACGTATCGCGAGAAGCTCACGGTGGACGTGTCGGGAACCGCGGGCAATGCCATCGAATACCGCGGCGACTACCAGGGGCTGATCTGGCCTGGCGGCGGCGTCGTGCGGATCACGGGCAGCGATGATGACTTGGTGGCGACGCGGGCAAACGGCATTGTGGGGTCTGCCAAGAGCTATAGAACGTTTCGAGGCTTGTTTTTTGACACATGCACGGGATACAGCGTATCTCCAACTAACGCTACATCGTACTGGGTCATAAACCAGTGTATGTCTACGCATTCTGCTGGGCTATGGCTTTGCAACCATTCTGGAGATAACCATATCACAATTGGGGATTGCGTTGTATATGCTCATCAAGGCTATTTTGGGTTAGCTTCTCAGCAATTGGCCGACAATGGATCATCGATTATCGAGAATTGTCTGATAGTGGGTGGACAGAATGGTATCTACTGGAGGCAGGGCGGAACAACTATACGCAACTGCACTGTGCTGTTTGCCAACGTGCGCGGCATGTATATTGCCACCAATGGCACAGGTGCCGGGCAAACTGTGACTGTCAATAACTGCGTCATAGCTAACGCGCCGACCGGATTAGTTGCCGGCAGTTTGGGCATGATGATTGAGGATTACAACAATGTTTACGGCTGTAGCACAGCTCGCTCCAACGTTGCAGTCGGTGCCAACTCCCTCGCCTACCCACCGCTATTCGACGCCCGCTGGTTCTTCGAGCTGGTCGCGGGCGGCAAGCTGCTATCGCCATTCGACTTGGCCAGCTACAGCAAGCTCGTCAATGTAGCAGGCACGTCGCCAACCACGACTGACATGCGGGGCACTGCGGTGATTGGGGCAGAGAGAGAGCTTGGCGCGTTGGAGTACGACCCGACGCTGAGCATTGAGGCTGGCTCTGGTGGTGCTGTGAGCATATCGCCGATGCGCGGGGGGCTGATTGGATGACGCTGAAAACAGGTCAGGTATGGTCTGGTCTGATAGTCACACGCGACAGCACGGGCGCGTTGTCGGCAGCATCGGTGGGACCTGCCGGCACGCTGTACGTGGACGGGACCGCGACAGGCACCGCGGTCACAATCAGCGGCGCGAATCCGTATCGCTGGACCTGCACTCTGCCAGCACTCACGGCGGGTCAATGCGTGAGCATGTACATTACTGCCACGGTTGCGACTATTGCGACGGCGGCTGTTGTGGCTCAGAACACGGCAGACACGGTGCTGGCAAGTGACCTGAGCACGGCCATTGCGACGGTGGACGGTGTAGCGGATGGGATTGCCACCGCGCTGGCCACGGTGGATGGGATTGTCGATGACATCCTGACAGACACCGGGACCACTCTCCCCGCAGCAATCGCGGCGATTGACCTCGACGACGTATGGACCAGCCCGACGCGCACGTTGACGTCATCTGTGGCTGAGACTATCGACACCATGACGGGCTCGAATATTGAGATCACGGCGGGTGCGACCTACTCGCACACCTGGAGCGGCCTAACCATCCCCGCAACATGGACGGCAATCTATTGGACCGTGCAGACATCGGATGCCAATGCGGACACGTCGGCCATCGCGCAGGTGCGCGTTAGCAACCCAGCGGCCGGCACGGATGGTCTACTGCGCCTCAATGGCGCGGCAGGAACGGCGGCACACGGCAGCCTGGTGGTGGATCAGCCAAACGGCACCGTTACGCTGACACTGGCAGATAACGCGTCGATCAATCTGTCGCCATGGAAGGGCATACCCTATGACGTCAAGGTGCTGCACGGCTCCGGGCTGAGCACCATTCTGCGGTCTGGCGATTGCACGATTGTCAACACGCCGACCAAGGCGATCTGATGGAGAGGCGATGGTGTCTCGATGAGTGACGATTCGGTTCGGTTCAACGCAACGGTGGCCCAGGTAAAGACAATGGCAGATGGCGGCATCCGCATTACGTTTGACCTACAGGAAGATGCGATAGCAGAGGCTGCGTTGCTCATGGCTTTGAGACGCGAGGGCAAGGTGCTCATTGTGACGGTTCATGCTGTGGATGCGGACGAATGAGGGTGATAGATGGCGCGCAGGTCATACAGCGATGAGGACAAAGCCGTCGCACTGGCTGCGCTGGAGGCAAACGGCGGGAACAAACAGCGTACTGCCAAGGATCTGTGCATTCCGAAAAGCACCCTCACCGAATGGGCCAATGGTAGCGGTGCCAAGAATGCAGAGACGGAACTTCGTCATCAAAAAAAGGCCGACCTCGCCAACGAGCTTGAAGCCATCGCTCACCAGCTGGCGGGCGCGATGGGCGACAAGATTGCCAATGCCAATCTGCAACAGACGGCTACCAGCCTGGGCATCACCATCGACAAAATGCAGCTACTGAGGGGGAAACCAACGGGCATCGTTGAGAATGTCGGACTCACGGATGATGAACGAGCTGCCAGAGTTGCTGCACTACTTGACGCCGCGAGAGCGCGCCGAGATGGACGCACTCCTGGCAATGGAAATGCCGAGCCTGATTGATTTCACCTGCCGCACGTTCCCGAAGTACCGGGCGGCGGAGCATCATAAGGCGATTGCCAAAGCCCTGCAAGACGTAAGCACGGGCACCATGCGGCGGTTGATTATCACGATGCCGCCCCGGCATGGCAAGTCGGAATTGGTGTCGGTGCGCTTCCCGGCCTGGTACCTGGGCCAGCACCCTGACAACCGAATCATCCATGCCAGCTATGCGGCGAGCCTGAGCAACAGCTTCAGCCGGCAGGTGAGGAACCTGATTCGCAGCGATACCTACCGAGCCATCTTCCCCGGCGTGTCCTTGGCGGATGACTCGCAGGCGGTGGACAGTTGGAGCATCGCAGGCCATCGAGGCGGATTTGTGAGCGTGGGCGTTGGAGGCGGAATTACGGGCAAGGGCGCTCACGTGCTACTGATCGACGATCCGGTCAAATCAGCGGCAGAAGCAGACAGCGAGATCTACCGGGAGCGCACGTGGGAATGGTACGTGAGGGACGCCTACCCTCGGCTGGAGGACGGCGGCGCGATCGTGCTGGTACAGACCCGCTGGCATGAAGATGATCTGGCCGGACGGCTGATAGCGGCAGAACGCGCAGGCGGTGAGCATTGGACCGTGATGCATTTGCCGGCGATCTCCGATGATGGAGCGGCACTGTGGCCGGAGAAGTACAGCCTGGCTGACCTGGAGAACATTCGCACAGCCATTGGCAGTCGGGCATGGGAGGCATTGTACCAGGGCAGACCGATGCCGCCGGGCGGCAACCGCTTCAAGAGGCACTGGTTCCAGATTGTGGCGGCGGCTCCAGCCCAGGCTAACAGGGTGCGCTACTGGGACAAGGCGGCTACAGAAGATGGTGGCGACTACACTGCCGGCGTGTTGATGGCGCAGGCTGAGGGCGTGTACTACATCGAGGATGTTGTACATGGCCAGTGGTCCAGCGGAGAGCGTGACCGCATCATCCGGCACGTCGCGGAGTCCGACCGGCGCAAATACGCCGGCAGTGTAGCGATCCGGGGAGAGCAGGAGCCGGGGGCCAGTGGCAAGGATGCTGCTCTCGCCTTCGTGCAGATGCTGGCGGGCTACAACGTAGCGACAGAGCCGGCTACGGGCAGCAAAGAGGTGCGGGCCGATCCGCTGGCGGCACAGGTCGAGGCGGGCAACGTCAAGCTGGTAGAGGCTCCGTGGAACACCAGCTTTATCGACGAGATGTGCCATTTTCCTGCTGGCACGCATGATGACCAGGTAGACGCGGCCAGCGGAGCGTTCAACCGACTGGCGCAACGGTTGCAGATGGCCGGCGACGACATTCAGGCGCTATTCAGGTGGTACTAGTGTGGCGACGACCTTCCAGAGGATTGCGATGGCGACCATAGCAGCACTCCAGACATGGAAACGCACGTACGCGGACCCGGAAGGCGAAGCAGCACGAGGCGCTTACGAGTCGCGACAGACGCAATACCGCTACTACTGGCAGTGGTACGTCAACAGCGTCTACGAGGACATGAGGACCTGGTCCTACTACAAAGCGCAGTACCGGCTCTACCGCTACACCCGCTCGATCTACAACCCGGCGCGCAGGCTGGTGGACTTCTACGCCGGGGCCGTCTATCCGGGCGTGTTGTCAGAGGACGCGAAGCGATTGCCGGACGGCGTGCAACTGGCGATCCCGATCAGCGCCGACGCTCCGCCAGAGCTGCGGGCCGCTAGCGCTCAGTTCTGGCAGTGGTCCAACTGGCAGAGCGGCAAGTCCCTGATGGTGCGTTATGGCGCCGCCCTGGGCGACTGCCTGGTGGAAGTGGCCGACGAGCTCGACCGGGGCAAAGTGACGGCCAACATCGTTTGGCCCGGCCTGGTGACAGACATGCTGCTGGACAACACGGGCAACGTCAAGCGCTACGTGTTGGAGTACGACATCGAGGACAACGGCAAGCTGTACACCTACCGCAAAGAGGTTGACGGCGAGGCGGTGCGCACGTTCCGGGACGGCGAACCCTTCAGCTACAATGGAAACCCGCCAGAGTACGCCAACCCCTACGGATTTGTGCCGGCGGTGTGGGTGCGGCACATCAACCTGGGTGGCGATCACGGCGCACCCGCCATGCGTAACCTGGGCAAGTGGGACGAGCTCAACAGCCTGGCCGCCCACACGCATGACCAGCTCCACAAGGTCATGAGCGCCCCGGTGCTGATTTCGGCGACCGGCTCCGTTGGCAAGCTGTTTGACCAGGACAAGCGCGGCCAGACCCAGGACAAGACCGGCGGTGGGGATTCGGAGACGATCAACATCCTGAAGGGCCCGGAAGGGGCAACCGTGTCAACCCTGCCCCTCGAGACGAAAGACGCCCTGATGTACATGCAGGAGCTGATTGGGGAGATCGAGGCCGACCACCCGGAGCTGAGCATGTACAACGAGCTGCGCAAGATGTCTCAGGTAACCGGGCCGGCAGCCACCAGGCTGATGGGTGATGTGTCCGCCCTGGTGGTTGACGCGCAGGCCACGTATGACCATCAGAGCATCAAGCTATTCCAGATGGCCGTGGCGATCGCTGGCTGGCGTGCCAACTCCGGCGCATGGGGACGCCAGTTGACCGACCAGCAGCGCAAGTTCCTGCCGTTCGATCTGACCAGCTATCAGGCTGGCGGTCTGAATTTTGACATCGACCCACGTCCGCTGATTGCTCCGACGCGCGGCGAAGGGGCGGTTGACCGGGCGACGGTGTTTGCGACGTTGGTCAACGGTGGGGCGGACCTGTACTCAGCGGCGATTGTAGCCGGCTACAGCGAGCAAGAGGCGCAAATGCTGCTCCAGGGTGACCGCCCAGACGGGGTGACACAGTGAGCGTGCCGGCCGAGAAACCCAAGCGCAAGGTGCCACTAGGCGCCCCGATCGTGTGGACAGACGCCGATTTGGATGCGATGAGCGCAGTCACGCCGGAGGACCTGGAAGCGGCAAAGCAGTGGTGGGAGCAGAATGCACCGCCGCGTTACCGGAGCATGTTGGATGCGCCCGAGGCGGATGATGCCAACCCGTAGCAATCCGCTGACTCCCAGCTATAGGTTCAATCCGACAGCCGGGAGCACGGGGCGCTACATCGGCGCTGACGGGCGGTTTGTCAGCCGGGCAAATGTGCGGGGAGCCCTGGACGCCACGATCCAGCGCAGCGGGGAGAACGTGAGGACCGTCACGCAGAGTCTGAGGGCGGGTGAAATCAGCCTGGCCGATTGGCAGAAGGCAGTGGCGGCAGAGGCGAAAGCGTCACATCTGGCATCGGCTGCGGCTGCAAAAGGGGGGTGGGCGCAGATGACGCAATCTGACTACGGCCGGGTGGGGCGTGAGCTGCGCGACCAATACGGGCGCCTGAACAACTTTGCGCAGCAGATCGCGTCAGGCGAACAAAAGCTGGACGGCACAGCCCTGCGCCGGTCGCAGATGTACATCGAGGCTGGAAGGGGCACGTTTCACGCCGTGGAACAGGTCGAGATGCTCAAGCGTGGCTTCGACGAACAGCGCAACATCCTGGGCTATGCGGATCACTGCAAAGGCCCAGGTAGCTGCATCGAACAGACCGGCTACGGCTGGATGAACATGGGTGATGAGCGCATCATCCCAATCGGCAGGCGCTTGTGCCTGACACACTGCAAGTGCCGGGTAGCATATCGCAATTCGCTGACCATGAACGAGGCAGCGTAGAAGCGTCGCACACGGGATACGCCACCGGGCGAAAGCGAAACGGCGGGGATGCGACAAGGAGAGAGATCATGTTTATCAACCATCTGGCCCCTGCATGGGAAGCCGACAAGGGCGCTGGCAGCGGAGAGATTGCACCAACGGGAGACGCACCCGGGGCGGGCACGACGCCGCCGAACAGCGGAACAGGTGCATTCATCGCATTTGCCACGGAGGCCGAGTTTCAGGCAGCAATTGACGCTCGCCTGAAGGATCGCCTGGAGCGCGAGCAGCGCAAGGCGCTGGAAGCAGCGGACAAGGCGCGCAAAGAGGCGGCGGACAAGGCCCTCGCCGACCAACAGCAGTACCAGACGCTGGCCGATCAGCGCAAGGCCGAGATCGACGCACTGGCGCCCAAGGCGCAACTGGCCGATGAGCTTGCTACCCGTGTAGCAGCCCAATTGGACGCCGAGGTCTCTGCCTGGCCGGATGAGGTCAAGGGCATGGACCCGGGCGGAGACATCCTGGTCCGGCTGGCGTGGGCTGAGAAAGCTCGCCCACTGGCCGCCAAGCTCGGAGAGAAGCCCCCGGCGCCGGGAGTAGGCGTCAACCCCAAGCCGGCTGGATCAGCCGGTACGGGCCAACGCACAGAAGCCGTGCAGCAACAAACGCGCCGCATGGCACGACAGTGGTTCTAAGGAGAAGACGAAATGGCTGATCTTGCAGCAGTGACTGCCATCGTGGCAGTGATCGAGTCAATCGAACAGGAGACCCTGCCCGCTGCGGTCGCGATCACCGGTGGGCAGGTGATGGGCTACGATGCCGATGGGAAGTGGGTGCTCGCTGACAGCGATGCGGTCGTTCTTCCGCAGGCAATCGCCTGTAATGATGGCGCTATCGGGATGCCAGTAACTGGCATCAAGCAGGGCACCATCCATGTTGGGCATATTCTCGGCGGACTGGCATATGGTGCGCTGGTCTATTGCAGCGACACTGCCGGCTTGCTGGCGGATGCGGCTACCGGTGGGTTGGCTGCAATCGCCAAGGTTGTGCCACTCCACGACAACACTACGCAGGCTGACAAAGCTCTGCGCGTGACACTGTAGGAGGTGCGACATGGCGAACAACGTTCTTGCCCCCGGATTTGTAAACCTTGAAAGCCTGATGGCCGAACGTGTGACGACCGTTGGCGTGCAGACTGTGTACGATGCGATCCGCGAGAGCGCGCAGGAATGGACGCGCCAGACCGATGCGATGCTGTCTACTCTGGTTGAGCCGACAACTGACCACCAGGTGCGCTACTTCCTCCCAGGATCGGGCACCTTGCAGCCTCTCGATGAGATGGGCAACCCAAAGCCTATCGTCGAGTCTGGCTACTACGATGTGGCGTTCCCGATCCAGGGCGGTGGCACCGCCTGGGGCGCGCACCGTGTGAGCCGGGCCCTGATGACTGTCGAATACGCCAATCGCATGACTCTCGAAGCCATGCGGCGGGATGCTGACTGGATGCGGCGCCACATGCTGGCGGCATTGCTGGACAATGCTACCTGGACGTTCGCCGATCCTGAGTACGGTAACCTGACCATTCAGCCGCTGGCAAACGGCGACGCTGTGACCTATGTGCGCAATGGCGGAGCGGTCTCCGTTGACACGCATCATTTGTTCCAGGCAGCGGCCATCGCTGATGCGACCGACCCGTATGACGACATCTACAGCGAGTTGATGGAGCACCCCTCCAACAGTGGGCCGGTGATCTGCTACATCGCAACCAGCCTGGTCGCGACGACCAAGGCACTGACCGCATTCGTGCCGGTGGTAGATCCAGACATCCTGGTTGGTGTAGCAGCCGACCGGCTCGTTGGAGGCATCAACCCTGGCTTCGGTGACGAGGTACTGGGCAAGGTGGACAACTGCTGGATTGTGGAGTGGAAAGCACTCCCGGCCGGCTACATCATTGCCCATGCCCAGGGCGGTGGCCCCGTGCTGCGCATGCGCCAGTATCCTGCGCCTGAGTTGCAGGGCTTCTTCCCTGAGACGTTCTCCCCGGATGGCAACATCCAGGAGACCCGCATGCTGCGGTATGCCGGCTTCGGCGTGGTCAACCGGATCGCTTGCGTCGGCTACTTCGTCGGCGGCGGTGCGTGGGCAATCCCGACCGGGTACGATGCGCCTCTGGGCGTCTAGGCAGACAGAGCAGGGGGCAGGTGAGAGCCTGCCCCTTGAGGGAGTTGAGACATGAAACGAATCGGCATTCTGCTGCTGGTACTGATGCTGGTATTGGCGGGCTGTCAGGCCACCGTAGACGAAACCACGCGCGGCCCCGTGCGCATCACAAGTGTACTGGCGAACCAACTGCGGGTGCTGGGGGCCAGCACGCACGTTGGTGCTGTGACCATGGACAGTACGCTGGCGGTAGGCGGGGCTGCAACCGTGACGGGAGCGACCGCGCTCAACGGCGGGCTGACGATGGACACGAACAAGTTCACCGTCGCCGACACAAGCGGCAACACGGTCATCGCGGGCACCCTGGCGGCTAATGGCGGCATCACGGTTGATACAAGCAACTTCACCGTGAACGGCACGACAGGCGCTGTGGCGTCTGCATCCTCGATTGCGGCTGGGACGGCGCTGAGTGGACAGACTGTGGCAAGTACGGGCACAACCACTGTCGGGACCAGTCTGTTGATGACCCCTGCTACTGGCATCACCGTCACCAACGGCATGACGCTCACGCCATTGGGCAGCTACCAACCGCTGACGGCTGCCGGTAGTGTAGCGTTTGGCGCTATCACGGCTGGGACCGCGGGGGCCATGCTGTATCTGACCAACAACAGCGCCCAGACAATCACCATGACCGACACGGGCACGCTGATGCTGAGCGGCAATCTGGCACTTGGTCAATATGACACGGTGCTGCTGTTGTCCGATGGGACCAACTGGCGACAGGTCGCCACGACCAACAACTAGAGGGAGCCTGGCATCGGAGGCGACGCTTGACTAACCCCGAAGTGCCCGAGTGGGCGGTGCGGCACGTGAGCGAGTGGGCGGACAGGCTGGAGATGACCGGCTGGCGCATTTGCCTGAGCGCGTCGCACTGCCCAGGTGATACGCCGGATTGCGACGGTTACGCACATATCCAGGCTGACATCAACAAGGCGGACATCACCCTCCATGCGGGGTTGGAGGATGACGAATACGGGGAGCAGGTGATCGTGCACGAGCTCTTGCACGTCGTGCACGGGCGGATCGACCACTATCTGCAAGACGCTCTCTGGCCGCAACTTCCGGATGCGGCGTGCGATCTGGCTGACAATACCTACCGGCAATTGTCCGAGAGCTACATTCACGCCATGGCAGTGGCCCTGGTGCACATGCGTCGTGAGTCACAAGACGCTACCAACAACTGAGGCTGAGATGGACATTGGCACACTGGCAAAACGAGACGCGATCGCGCAGGCGCGCATCATGGCGGCAGCCAAGCATCTGGCAATTACCTTCAGCCTGCCTTCTGAGATGATCACGGCGCTGGACAGCCAGCGCGCCAAGGACCCGCGCACGGCGGCCATGCAGCAGCGGGAGTTCATCGCTGATCTGCTGGAAATAGTCGCTGCCGCGCAGATGCCTGCTCAGGCAGCATCGGTGGTCGCGCAAGCGCCAGCCAAGAAGCGCAAGGAATAGGCGAGGCACCATGACTGTCACACGAGCGCAGGCCCTGTTCCATCTGCAATACGAGTTTGACGCCCTGGCGCGGGAAACCAAGCAGGAGACGTCCGACTCAGACAGCGGCTTCGGCCCGGCGCTGGACAAGGCGCTGCGCGCACTGGGCACAGCAGATGCGGATCTCTCCGCTGGCACGGTAACGGATGCCCAGGCGCCGGCGTTGCTGGCTCTGGCTGAGTACCATGCCCTGCAACGCTTCTGGCGCGCACTGGCGGCTAGAGGTGACACGTCCGGCAGAAATGTGCTAGGGCCGCGCTCGATTGTGTTCCAACAAGTGAAGGACTTGTTGGTTGAGGCATCGGATCGCTGCGCGGAACTTGGCTATCCGGTGCGCGGCGGGCAGGGCTTTGAGTTCGGCAGACTGAATCTGGACTACATCGAAGCGGAGCCTATCGAATGAGCGCATCGCTGTGGGCCGACATGGACGCCTATCTCGAGGCGGCCGTCCTGGCCGACATGGGCACGGCTGGCCTGTACGCCACGCTGCCCATCGCGCAGATCGTCATCGGCCCACTGGGCGACATAGACCAACTGACTCTGCCGGCCGTGATCATCCAATCTTTCGACGTAGAGCACGAGGGCGGCCCGCACGGTGACGGTGCGATCCATCTGGACTGTCGCTACCCCTACACGCTGGCCGTCCTCTGTGCCAATGCCGATTTCGAGACCTCGCGTGCCAACTGCCAGGAGCTGGGGCGGAGACTGCGCGAGCTACTGCGTACTCGTTACGCATTCGGCGGGCTGGCCGCAACCGACGGCGAGACCGTACAGAGCACCGAGATCGGCACCACGAGTCTGGATAGTTTTGGCGAGATCGCCGGAGAGTACGTACACGGCGCGCTGCTGAATCTGACCGTCAACACGCACATCTAGCCCCGGGCCCACGGCGGGCTGGGTAGAGGAGAGAATGAGATGACCACACCACTGAGCCTGACCGCCGGCGTGGCGTTTGCGGCACAGAGCCTCAAGGGCACGGCGGCTACGACCAACTTCATCCGGGCAAGGGCCGGGATGTCCTCGGCCATCCCGCGCTTCGACCTGGTCGAAAGTATGGATGAGCACACCGGCATTCACGAGCGCCCAACCAGGCGCCAGAGCATCCCCATCCGCACGGGAGTGCTGATCGACATTGCGGCCCGTTGTGGCCTATACCCGGACGCCATCGGCTTCGCTCTACTGATGGCCGGCTTTGGCGTGAGCACGGCAACCACTGCGGCCGCTTCCGAGGTCCAGGTAGTGACCATCACTGGCATCCCAACCGGCGGCACGTTCACGCTGACGTTCGGTTCTGAAACCACCGCAGCTGTTGCCTACAACGTCGCGGCCGCAGACCTGCAAACAGCACTGCGGGCGCTGGCTGGCATTGGTGCGACTGGCGTGGGTGTGTCTGGCTCTGCCGGGGGTCCCTATACCTGCACGTTTGCGGGAACCCTCGCCAACAAAAACGTCGCACAGATGACCGCCTCGGCGGCTGGGCTGACGGGCGGCACCAACCCGGCCGTAACCGTGACCACGTCCACTCCTGGTTCGGCGGCTTACTACACCCACACCTTTACCATGGCAGATCGGGATGCTGTGGGTTGGGCTTCCATGCTCCATGCGTTGGGAGAGGGGACGGATCGCTTCGAGCGCAAGATCACCGACTGTCGGTGGTCACAACTCGACATCAAGGCCAGTCGCCAGAACATCACCTGGGAAGGCAAGGGGCTGGGGCTGCTGGAAGCGGCGTCTGCTGGCACCGAGGTCATTGTGGCGGACACCAACGCCCTGATCAGCATGGCGGCTGGTTCGTGGTCAATGACATCGGACAGCGTGAGCCTGATCGCCGCTCCGCGTGGGCACGACTTCAGCATCGCTCAGGGGCTGGCTGAAGATGATCCGACCCTCCACACCACATTGCGCGCCGACCTGCCACTGAACGGCACTGACATCACGGGCGTGCTCAGGGGCATCGACCTGGATTACAGCACCTACCGCAAGATGATGTGGGGCGGCACGTTGGGCACTGGTCCGTCGCTGATTGTGCCAGAGGCGGTCATGTCATGGACCTACCAGTCGCCCGGCAACATGACCGACTGTTCGCTGCCGTACCTGATGACCACAGCGATTGGCACGGCCACGGTCAGCATGGGCAACTTCGAGGCCAGCGGAAACGAGCTGGTGCGCTTCGACGCCAGCTACCAGATGCAGGACCGGGCCAGCGGAGCGCCGATCACCATCACGCTCCGCAACCTGCGCGCATCCTACGCGGGGAGCTAACGCAGGGAGCTAACGCATGGAGCGATCTGTCACCTACACCTACCCGATGCCGGCTGAAGCCCTGGAAGCGGAGCGAGAGCTGGCCAAACTGGATGGACTTCCTGACACGGATGAGGTTCGTCAGTCGCTGATAGACGTCATGCCGCAGGTAGAGCGGGTGAGAATCACGGTTGGTTCGGCCAGTGCGCTGGACTATGCCCGCTACAACCGGATGCGGCGTGAGGCGGCTGAGTGGTTCAAGGCCAAGACGGGGATGGAGCCACACGAAGCAGAGGATGCCGACGCGTCCGAGGATGTGTGGCTGATCGCGCAGATCGGCGTGCATCGGGCCTACATGCTGGCGACGTTGCGGCGCTACGAGGTCATGCGCAACCCGTGGGGCCAGGATGGGACCTGGCACGAGGAGCCGTTGCCTGGGGATTGGCGAACAATCGAGGGCATGGCAGCGAACGTGCCGGCCGCGCTGTTCAACGAGTGGTTGGCGGCCAGCCGGGAGTGCAACCCGGGCCTGTTCTGGGCGGACAGCAGCGACGCGGGAAAATAGCACGCCGCTGCCAGCGGGAGCGCATCGACGACACGTTGGAGAGCCTCCTCGAGGACAGTGACGACGATGCGAACATCACGCCAGAGTCGTTGGCAGCGGCAGATCGGGCTGGGCTGGTAGAGGACGAGAACCTGGAGCTGTTCGTGTTGTGGCACGCCTGGGGCGGCATGGAGCGCGGTGTGAGCCTGACAGAGATCGCAGATCTGGCAAACCGCCCTGGCAGTGCGGCGTTGGTCAAGGACTTCACCTACCTGGTGGGAAGAATGAGTAAGCTGCGCAAGCGGCAAGAGTTCTTCAAGGGGCAGAACCATGCTCACGTTTGATCTCAACGACCAAGGCAAGGCGACGCTAAAAGAGCTGGCCACCTTCCTGGAGCGCCTGGGCACCATGCCTCCGCAGGCCAGTCGCAAGGCCGTCGCCGACACCATCCGCCGGGGCTACCTGGAGAACTTCCAGAGTGAATCGGCTGGCGGTGTGCCATGGGCCCCACTTGCCCCATCTACTATCAGAGATCGCATTCGCCGTGGTTATCCGGGGCCGCGCCCCAAGTTGGTGCGGACCGGCGACTACCGGCGCTCATGGACACAGCCCGGCGGAGACAATGTTGAGGAGTGGCACCAGGGCGAAGGCTGGTGGAACGTGGTCGTTGGAAGCACAGACTATCGGGTGCCATGGCATGAGCGGGGCACCAGCAGGATGCCGGCCAGGAAGGTCAACCGCCTGAGCGATAAGGCCATGGTGTACATCTACTACCGCATCGAGAACTACTACAAGCAGCAGGAGCCCAAACCCTGATGGCTGACAAGAACTTCACCTATGGGGTGAAAGTAGACGCGACGCAGGCCAAGAAAGCCGCGCAGGAAGTGCGCGCCACCTTCGAGCGCGAGAT